ATTGCCCAGACGGAACAAGAGAGGATAAGGCAAGAATTTTTAATGGAGGCCCAAGAGGAAACCAAAAGCAGTACACTAAAAAATACTGGGGAAAAGTCTCAGCTGTTTTACGACGGCAAGCCAATCCCGTATCGGAAAATAGGAGAATATTTTGAATATTTTGAGGGCAAAGCGATTTCTGCCGAGCGTGTCCAGCAATTAGAGCGAAGAGCAATGGCAAAATTAAAAAGGCAGTTGGAAAACGACCCTTACATACAAGAGTATTTAGAAGGGACAAAGGAGGCATTGCGGGCTAGATGAGTGTAGTTATATTTGACATAGAGACTAACGATATAAAAAACTTCAACACTTTGTTGGGACTAAAAACTATTCATTGCATAGCTTTGGCTACTCCAGATGAAGATCCAAAGTTAGTTCCTGTTGACGAAGCATTAAAGATTTTGTCAGAGGCAGATGTTATTGTGGGACACAACATCCAAGACTTTGACTTGAGAGCTATAAAGCGTTTGCACCCTGATTGGGAATTTAAAGGAGAAGTATTAGATACTTTAATTTTATCTAGAGTTTTATGGCCTGACATTATTCAGGACGATTACTCAATTATAGATTTTCCTAGAAATCTTATGGGGAGACACTCACTTAAATCTTGGGGATATCGTCTTGGAATACTCAAGGGAGAATTCTCAGATACAAATGATTTCTCTGAATACACAGAAGAAATGGGAGAGTATTGTGTACAGGATGTAAAAGTTACCAAGGCTCTTTGGGAGAAGATCCAGAAGGAGAACCTTCCTGAAAACCCGTCCAAACGGGAACACGAGTTCTCGGCAATAATAAAACAACAAGAGCTAGACGGAATCGCTTTCGACGTAGAAAAAGCTAGGACTTTTCATGCTGAACTACTAGGTTTAAAGAATGAATTGTATGAAGAATTGGTTGACAACATACCACCAAAGATTGTTCCTATGAAAACTTGTGAGTATTTTCTTGATCCTGAAACAGGAAACAAGTATAAATTAAAAGGGGATGCACCAGATGCCAAAACAAAATCGAGACTCAAAGACGGCCCGCTTAGAAAAAAAGTTACAAACTTTAACCCAGCAAGTAGGCTTCAAATCGCCAATTTCTTTATTGAAAAGTACGGATGGGAGCCAGAAGACTATACAGGTGAAGGTAGACCTAAAGTCGATGAGTCCGTACTCGGTAAACTTGATTATCCCGAAGCAAAACTTCTTTCCAAATACCTAACTATTATTAAAAGACTAGGGATGTTGAGCGACGGCACAGAGGCTTGGTTAAAGTTAGAAGTAGATGGAAGAATCCACGGTCAAGTCAATCCATGTGGAGCTGTGACCACAAGATGCACTCATCGAAGGCCTAATATGTCTCAAGTTCCTAGGGTAAACGCACTATACGGGAAGACTTGTAGGGAATTATTTTACGCTCCTGAAGGATTTTGCATGGTTGGGGCAGATATGTCGGGACTCGAGTTAAGAGCTTTGGCTCATTACACCTTCCCACATGACAATGGTAAATACAGAGATGCGATTTTAAATGGTGATATTCATTCTGCAAACCAAGAGGCTGCTGACTTGCCTGACAGAAACATGGCTAAAGTTCTTATATATGCTTTATGTTATGGGGCTGGCAATCAGAAGTTAGGAGCTATTGTTGGAGGCGGAATGTCTGAAGGTGCTGAGTTAAGAGAAAGATTTCTTAGAAATATGCCAGCACTTAAAAGAGTTCAAGACGGTGTAAAAGCAGCCTTAGATCATCGAGATTACTTAAAAGCTGTTGATGGTAGGAGATTAAAAATACGCTCAAAACATTCTGCTCTTAATACTTTGTTACAATCTTGTGGTAGCATTGCTATGAAGGAGGCTACTTGTCTAATGCACAGAAAGTTTAGGGAACATGGATACTCGAAAGAAGATGTGATTATGGTTGCTCACGTTCATGACGAAGTTCAATTACAAGTACGCAAGGAGTTAGCGGATAATGTCGGAAGGATTACAGTACAGTCGATGCGTGATGCGGGGGAAAATCTCTCCCTTAACTGCCCACTCGACGGAGAATATAAAGTCGGAAGAAACTGGGCAGAGACTCATTGATCTTGCTTGGGTTGCTGGGATTATTGATGGAGAGGGTCACTTACGTTACACAACTTCTCCAGCAATAGTAGTAGAAAGTGTTTCTAAATCTATGGTTGATAAATGTCGAGAGATTGCGAACGGCTCTGTACATGAAGTAAGTAGAAAAACTTCTACTGGGAAAACTGTGTACCGATGGCAAATCTCTGGTACAAAGGCTAAGAATTTATGTAGAGAGTTAATGCCTTATCTTTCTACTAAAAAATTCCAAGCAAATATATTAGAAGCTATTATGAACTACCCTGCTAAATCAGACATGAGAAAAACTTTAAAAGATATGTTAAATGGACAAAGGGAGATTTTAAATTGAGTGTTGACTTTATTCCTACAGAAAAATTAGTGAAAGAGCTACAGAAAAGATTTGATGAAATGATTTTCATAGCTGCTTCTAGTCGTACCAATGAAACAGAAGATTTAGTTGTTTCTTTCTCTGGTTCTTATCATTCTTGTTTAGGTCTTGTAAGACTTGGAGAAGTAGCTTTGCAGTCAGGAGCATCCCCCGATGAGAACTATACTGATTGATGGAGACGTTGCTCTTTACTCTGTTACTAAATCATGCGAGTATGAGCAAGATTGGGGCAATGACTTTTGGACTCTAGCAACAGACATGAAAGAAGCACGACATCGCTTGGATCTTTGGATTGGAACTTTAAAAACCAATTTAACAGCAGACAGTATAATTATTGCTTTGTCCGGAGACGAAAACTGGCGTAAAGATGTATATCCTAAGTACAAACTACATAGGAAAAAGCACAGAAAACCTATGGGATTTGTCCCTTTAAAAGAATATATGAACAAGGTTTATCGGTGTATTACATACCACAACCTAGAAGGAGACGACGTTTTAGGAATGTTAGCTACTTGTCCTGAAGATAAATACACAGGATTAAAAGGAGATCGAATAGTAGTAAGCATTGATAAAGATTTAAAAACAATTCCGGGTTTTCATTACAATCCAGATAAACCTCAAGATGAGATATATATGGTAGACCCAGAGCAAGCAGACTATAATCATCTGTTTCAAACTTTAACTGGGGATGCCGTGGATGGATATCCGGGGTGTCCGGGAATAGGCCCTAAGAGAGCAGAAAGATTATTAGAGGATTCTGTTTCATGGGATACAGTAGTAGGAGCGTATGAAAATGCGGGGCTTACTGCGGAAGACGCATTAGTCCAAGCTAGGGTAGCTAGGATACTTCGATGGGGTGATTACAAAAGGAAAGAGGTTATTTTATGGGAGCCACAATGACAAGAGATGAGCTTTTAGCGTTTCACGATGAGCTTACGCACAAAGCAGTAGAGCTTATGAAAGCAAAAAACCACGATTACAGCGGAGGAGCCGACAAATCTAATCCGTTTCTTAATTTTTCTAGAGTAGAATCAATGGGAATTACAGATACAAAAACTGGGTTCCTAGTAAGAATGACTGACAAGTTCTCTAGGCTTGCTACTTTTGTCACAAATGGTACATATAAAACAAAAGACGAGGCTCTTGAGGACACAATCGTGGATCTTATTAACTACAGCGTACTGTTTTTGGCTTATGCCCAAAGTGAAAAGGATTACTATAAGGAGTAAAAACAATGGAAGAAGCATACCCAACCGTTCCCGAGGATTTAATCAAGCAGTTAAACATTAATTTTCCAGAAAGATGTGCTGATTTAGACTGGGAAGAAAAGAAAGTTTGGTTTTACGCCGGACAAAGAGCTGTTGTACGTTTTTTAAATTCTAAGTACAACGAGCAACAAGAAATTATAAAAGGAGTTAAATAATGTGTATGAGATCCCCGAGAGCTGCGGCTCCACCGCCACCGCCCCCCGAGCCTGTAGCACCTCCAGCTCCTCCTCCTCAAAGAATATTAGCTCCTCCTCCAGTTATCTCACAAATACCGGAAGAGAAAAAATTACAAGCACGTCCTGTATCAAAAGCTAAGAAAAGAAGACAGGCAATGAAAATGGGCAAATCTTTATTTACAATCGCACGAGGGCCTGTGAACCCTCCCGGAGGTAGCGGTAGCCCCGTTAATTATTAATGCTAGATCAAGGTGCTTCAATCAAAGGAATGTATAACCAATGCGAGGCAGAACGCAGGACATACTTAGATCGTGGAAGAGATTCCTCAGCCCTTACAATACCTACTATTCTGCCAGACGATTCAACCACGGGACATAAAAGATTTCCTACTCCTTTCCAATCTTTAGGAGCAAGAGCTGTCAACAACCTTAGTTCTGCTTTATTGCTAAGTTTGCTGCCTCCTAATGCTCCTTTCTTTCGTCTTATTTTAGATGAGAGAGAAATGAGAAAGATGGATGGGATTGACCCCAGAATAAAAACAGAAGTAGAGTCATCTCTTTCTGATATCGAACGATCCGTTTCTAGAGAAATCGAGTCTAATAATATCCGAGTTTCAACCTTTGAAGCCTTACGACATCTAGTTGTGACTGGTAATGCTTTATTGTATTTACCTGAAAAAGGCCCTATGAGAGTAATACACCTCGACCGATTTGTCTGCAAACGGGATCCTATGGGCAATGCGAGGGTAATCATTATAAAAGAAAATGTGTCCCCGGCTATGCTGCCAGAATACGCTCAACAATACGCTGAAGCTAAAAAATCTAAATTTGACGATACGTGTGAGATATTCACCATGCAGCATACATTGCCTAATGGGAAAGTAGAAGTTGTACAGGAAATCTTCGGTCACATACTAGAAGAAACTAGAACTATATATGAGAAAACCCGTTCTCCTTTTATTGCTTTAAGAATGCTTAGAGTAGACGGGGAGTCTTATGGTAGAGGATATGTAGAACAGTATTACGGAGACTTACAAAGTTTAGAGGGACTTTCTAAAGCTATTGTTGAAGGAAGTGCTGCTGCTTCTAAAGTGTTATTTTTAGTCAATCCAAACGGTACAACGAGAGCAAGGACTCTTGCTGAATCTCCAAATGGAAGTATCAGAGAAGGGAGTGCTGCCGATGTTAGTGTACTCAAAGTCGATAAGACCCAAGATTTCAGTATTACGCTACAAGCGATGCAGACAATCAGCGAGCGTTTATCGTATGCCTTTCTCCTTACAGAAGCATCTATTCGTAATGCGGATCGAGTTACGGCCGAAGAAGTAAGATTAGTTACCCAGTCTATAGAGAGACAATTAGGTGGAATATATAGTGTCTTGTCTCAGGAATTCCAATTACCCTTGGTAAACAGAATTATTGACAGGATGCAGAAACAAAAGAAACTCCCTAAGATTCCTAAAGATAAGGTAACTCCTACAATTATTACAGGAATTGATGCGTTAGGAAGAGGGAACGACTTATCTAAACTTGATATTTATTTACAAGGCATAGCTCAGACAGTAGGCCCCGAAGCATTGGGTCAATATGTAAATATTCGAGAGTATATGTCTAGGAGAGCTTCTGCTCTTGGAATAGATACTGAGGGATTAGTACGTACAGAAGAAGAAATACAAGGTATGATGCAGCAACAGCAAATGATGGGACTGGCCCAACAAGCTGCACCACAGGCCATAAGTACTGTCGCAGGACAAGTACAGCAAGACATGGAGAATGAAAGTGTCTAATTACGAAAAAGTTGAAGTGATTAAAAACGACCCAAATGAAAATCCAACATTAGAGCAAGAAGCTGCAATGATGGAAGAAACAAATGCCCCTCAAGAACAAGAAGGAGTAGAATCTGTAACCGATGAAACGACAGAAGAGCGTCCCGAATGGCTACCGGAGAAATTTACAAGTCCAGAGGAGTTGGCGAAGGCTTATCAAGAATTGCAATCGGCGTATTCCAAAAAAGACCAAGAGAAAACTGAAGAACAACCAGAGAGTACTCCCGAATCCTATGCCAATTTTTTCAATGGGGGATATGAAGAGTATACGACGGAGCTTTCGGAGACTGGGACGATTTCAGAAGAGTCGAGGGAGAGGATTGCGAATCAAATCAACATTCCTCGTGAATTTATTGACCAGTATATTGAAGGGCAACAGGCTTCTTTAAATGTCCACATGAACTCTGTATACGGAACTGTAGGAGGAGAAGAGAACTACGATGCCATGATTGAATGGGCTTCTACAGAACTTACTGAGCAAGAGCAAGATGTATTTAATAATGTCGTTATGCAAGGAACAAATGAAGAAATGTTGTTTGCTGTTAAAAATTTATCTAGCCGATGGAAAGAATCTGCTGGAATGGCTCGTCCTCTTATTCAAGGAGACACAGGTTCTAAAGGAGCCTCTGGAGCATTCCGTTCTTTAGCAGAACTTACTGAGGCTATGAAGGATCCACGTTATCGTAAAGACCCTGCATACCGTAGAGATGTAGAGTCTCGTCTTTCCAGTTCCAACATTTTATGAGGTGAAAAAATGAAACCCGGATACAAATCTACAGAGTTTTGGTTGTCAAGTGCGGCCATGTTAATCGGAGCATTATGTGCGTCAGGTGCCTTCCCTATGGAGTCTTCTGTCGGCCAAATGCTAGGAATGGCTATGTCAGCTTTAGCAGCACTTGGCTATGGTGCTTCAAGAACTGCTGTGAAGAAAAAGCAAGCAGAAGAAGAAGCCAT